TGTTGAAGGCGCGACCAGGCACAGTTCGGAACACGATGGTTCACGAGCTCATCCACGCGCAGCACCGGGACATCTCTATGCTCTGGGAAGCGTGCACAGTCAACAACTCGGCGGTCGCGATCGCCGAATCTCGAGCATGGGACACGGACTTCCGCACGTTCATGGAGAGGTTCGTGTCCTGGACGACAGCTCGGATCCAGAAGACGGTCACTCCGTACGATCCCGGTCGCCGGTACCCTATCCGTACCGGCTGCTATCTCGATGGAGACCAGCCCAGCTAGGGAGGAAGCGATGGCAGCGAGAGGTAAGAGCGCGCTCCAGAAGGCGGACGAGCTGGATCGTCGCCGGCAAGAGCAGCTACGCAACCAGATCCGCGTCATCGAGCGCCTCCAGAGGCGTCTGGACGACGCGAACGAGGCTTGCACCTGTGGAGCGTACGAGAGGACCATCTCGGCTCCTTCGATGGAAGGTAGGTGACCCGTGGCCAATATCTTCAACCTCCCGGACCGAGGAGATCTCGACTGGGAGGACGAAGTCGAAGGGACGTTCTACTTTCTCAAGGACTCCATCGAGGCCGAGGTTATCGATCGGCAGAACGCTGACGCTCTCGCACTGAAGAAGGCTAGCAACCTCTCGGATGTGGAGAACGTGGCCACATCTCGGACGAACCTGGGACTCGGAACAGCGGCCACGAAGGCGATCGGTGACTTTGACGCCGCTGGAGCTGCTACAGCGGCTCAGGCATACGCGGTAGATCGATCTCACCACACCGGGCAACAGCCGAGCTCTACCATCTCCGACTTCACCGAGGCCGCGCAGGACGCCATCGCTGCTCTGCTGCAGGGAGCTTCTGGCGTCACGCTGTCGTACGACGACGCAGCGAACACGCTGACTATCACTGGCGGAGGAACGGGAGGCACTGACCCCGAAGTTGTCAGAGACACCATCGGCGCTGCTCTAGTGGCGACTGGTCTCCTGTCGATCACTGTCAACGATGCTGCCGACACCATCACGATCTCCACGACGGCAACGCAGAACAGCACTGACGCGGCACTTCGGGATCGCTCCACTCACACTGGCGTCCAGGAGATCTCAACTATCACTGGCCTTCAGGCCGCGCTTGACAGCATGACGTCGAACATCTCCAGTAACACTACGGCGTTAGACGGAAAGGTCGACGACGCTCAGATCGGCGCGGCCAACGGCGTCGCGTCTCTTGGGGCGGACTCACTGGTCCCGAGAGATGAGTTGGGTACTGGGACCGCAAGTGGCACAACGTTTCTCGCCGGAGACGGTACGTGGAAGACTCCAGACAGCGGTGGAACGACAGGCTTCCCTCCGGATACCCAGATCAACGATCCGACAACAGAAGTTCTCTATGAAGCCACTGTCAACGATGACGGCTCTGCATCTGGAAGTTGGCCGAATCGGATCTCACACCTCTTCAAGCCATCTGCAGGAGTCGCAGCGCTCGTTACCTGGTTCAACGAATACTTTGAGTTCCGAGCCATGCCTGCGAAGTTCAACACGGTTGCGATGCGCATCTTCAGTCGGAACAACGCCGCAGATACCGCACATGTCGGAAACGTGTTCGAGATCGACCGGTCACGAGAGAACCGAGACGTCGTCTTCGGCGTTGACGGAGAAGGAAACACGACGATCGACGGAACGCTCACACTGCAAGGTGTTCAGACCAGTGCCGTGCTTCCGATCCTCGATGGGAGTCCAGTCCCTGGAGGAACTCCGGCTAACACCCTGATCGTGAGGCCGACCCCGTGACGTCAATCGGTGAGGTGTTCGCGCCAGTTGACGGGAGCGGGACAACGCACAACTTCACCGTGACCAAAGCGGTTCCGGCCGATGGACTTGTTGTCATCGCCACTGCAGTGAACGCCAATGTAACGACAGCCGGTGCGTCTGACTCGCGCGGGAACACATACGCTTGGGTTCAAGCGCCTAGCGGTGGAACCCCGCTGTGCCGCCTGAATCTGATGTACTCTGTTCTTGATACTGCGCTTCAAGTCGGGGACACCATCTCTACCAACACCGGCACGCAGACTCCTTCGAGACAACCATGGATCGGTGTCGCGTTTTCGGGATTGGTATCACCGAGTCCTCTTGACTACGGGTGGGATCTCGCTGGCGGAAACTCTGGGGCTGCCTCGTCTGGTGCCACTGCCACGCTGGCGCAAGCAGACGAGATCATCATTCATGCGGTTGGGGCGACCCAGGCCGCTGCGGATACGATGACTCCTGGGGCCGGGTTCGTCCTAGAGTCCAGCAACATCACACCGGATGGAAGCAACGACAAGCGCGTCGCGATCTTCTCCAAGGTTGTGTCGAGTACTGATGCGACAACTCCGTCCGTTGCACTCAGCGCTGCAGGAACATGGGGCAGCGGTGTCCTGACGGCGAAACTGAGCACTGCCCCGCCTCCTTCCGGGTACGCAGCAACTCTGTGGGATGGCTCGGCGGAAGTTCCCGCAACGGTCACGCTCTGGGACGGTGCTGCGGAAGTGCCAGCAACACTTGAGATCACCTAGAACTTCGTCTTCAGATAGGCTATCGTTCTCGGTAAGAGGGTTCCCTCGCTGGGAGGGTTCCCCTTGCCGAAGAGAACCGGAGAGACACATGCCGCGTACGAACCACTCTATCCAGATCGGCGAGCTCCGAGAGGTTGCCGAAGGCCTCGATCGCGTTTACGCCCACACAGGCCAGGAACAGTACCGTCACGACGCTCTCTCGTCTCGAGCGGCAGCGGATTTGTTGGAGATCCACGACGCGACCGGGATCAACTTGTTCCGGGCACCAAACCTTCTTGCGTTCGTTCTTGAGGTCGGCGGTGCCCGGATCGGGAAGTTCGATGTGGTAGACAACCACGCCTGACCCTTCTCTCGAGACCCCGCTGCGCCAGACGGCACGGCGGGGTCTCCGCTACCCTGAACCGCATGCCGGACACTCCTCTCGTCACGTACCTCAAGATCCAGCGGGCGGCTGACCGTGAGATCCTGGCTGCCCTTCGTAGCTCGGCAGCGAACGTGAGCAGCGAGTTGAAGCGGCTGCAGAACGCCACCAAGACAGGAGAGAAGGTGCGTCGGGAGCAGCTCCTCCGTTCGCAGGCAGCCATCAACCGAGAGATGGCGGTGCTGTTTGACCGCGTGGGGGACACGGTGCAAGCCGGAGCAGCACGAGCTGCGGAGGCGGGAGCACGGACGATCCTTGAGGCTAACAAGGACCTCCTTCGAGAAGTCCTCTCGGCGTCTGACTACGACTATCTGGTACGGTCGGCCGAGCAGTCCGCATCCAACTCCCTCGAGGCCTTGCGACAGCGCGTCTCCGGCAGCTCCTACGTCCCGCTGTCACAGCAGGTGTACGACACTCAACAGTTAGCGTCCGGCAAGATCGACGAGATCGTCAACGCGGCAATCGCCCGAGGAGCCAGCGCGGCCGAGCTGGCACGTGACGTCCGAGCGTACATCAACCCGAACACTCCTGGTGGAGTCCGGTATGCGTCCCTTCGGTTGGGGCGCACCGAGCTCAACAACGCCTTCCACGCCGCTCAGATCAAGCAGGCGCAGGAGGAACCGTGGACGTATGGCCTGAGGTGGAATCTTTCCGGAAGCCACCCGAAGCCAGACGAGTGCAACGAGTACGCCGACCAGGTTCACTACAAGGACGGAGAAGCCGGTGTCTTCCGTCCGGAGGAAGTCCCAGCCAAGCCGCACCCGAACTGCCTCTGTTACACCACACCGGAAGCTCCTGACCCAGACGAGTTCATCGATCAGTACATGGCGGGGAAGTATGACGAAGGGATCGAAGAGTCGTACCCGGACGTTGTCGAGCATCTCCCCATGTCCACCCCTGAAGCAGTCCGAGCTTACGCGTGGGGTAGGAGTCCTGACGACGGGAACTTGATGTTCGCCCGTCTGAACGAGTCTCAACGAGCAGGTAGAGAGCTTACTGATTACGAGAAGAAAGTTCGAGACGGGCTGGACAAGTCCTTCGAAGTAACAGACGGGTTCACTACCAATCGGAGGCTGTACCGGCAGCTAGACGACGAAGACTCGCGCAAACAGATTCTTGCGCATGAAGGGAAGGTGTGGACTGACAAGTCTTTCGTTTCAACGTCGTCAGACCGGGATGTAGCGATCGACTTTGACGTCTCCGGTGATGGAGTTCTGTTGAGCATTCACGCGCCTAAGGGCACCAAGGCTATTGATGTAGACAAGTACACAGAGGACTTGGCGTTCAAGCAGAAGGAATGGCTCCTTCCGCGTGACACTAGATTCTTCGTTCGAAAGGTCACCCGGACGGACGAGGGTTGGCAGGCGGATGTCGAGATCTTGCTACCTGGGCAGAAAGTACCTGCTTCGTTGAAGGCAGCATC